ATGTGCGTATATTTTGAATGCTAATTCCTTTGCCGCAGGACTTCTTTAAGCGATCCAGTGAAGTTATAACTTGACCACGTTTTACCTGTATCCATTCCTTTTTTACGTTATCCCACCACTGACCGTCTTTATGGTTTGCCATCATAATCAGGGTTAACATCACAACTTTTTGAATTGGGTTAAGTGCTTGCCATGTCTTTGATCGCTTATATGTGTCGCGGGCTAATATCACATAACCACTCCCGGTTCTTTCTTCCACTTGCTCAGACATCCAAGTATAGTCACCACCTTGACGCTTTTCTCGGCCAAAACAAAAGGCCACATCCCAGCTAAATAACTGGAACGTGACCTACTCTCCGGTTCACTGGATACGCAGCCTGCAACGAATAAACTAATTATCACTGCCCTTGGTATTCGGTTTTGGCCGCCGCTTACTAAAAACAGGCTTACGGCGATGCAAGTTTATTCCCCCTTTATTCCTTCTGCTTTTTGTAGCGCCATATCTATTAATTCAAGAGCAACCTTTGTTGTCCCAAAATGCTCACCATCTTCTTTTACCATAGCGTCAAGCCTCAGTGCTCCGCGTGCGCTAATAAGTGCATCGTACATATCAGGGGCTGCTGCCATAAGGTTAATATTTGCCTCAGCTTCTTTACCGTCAAATGTGTGGGTTACCAAAATTAAGTCGTTACCACGTATCGCAGGTCTACCTTGTTGCGCCCTTCTTAACCTTATTGCGCTCCATGGTCCTTTTGTAGACTCAGGCAAGGTTTATTCCCCCCTTATAAAATTGATTGGGCGGGCAGGATTCGAACCTGCAATGGCCTATATTGCGGATTAGGTACCGCCGGTAGTGTATACCAATTCCGCCACCACCCAAATATTAACTGATGTAACTTACATAATCTAAGAATATTTTACCATTTTCCGTTTGATTAATCAACAAAATCTTGGTATAATCGACGTAACTTACTAATATTTTTAAGTTTGAGGTGTTTATTATGCCGCGTCCAAAAAGAGATATGATACGAATTAATATGATGATAGATAAGCAGCAGCGAGAGTTAGTTAATTTATTCTGGCATAATGAAAAACTTGACTCTGAAGCGGAAGCGATTAGAGAGCTTATCCGTGCCGGCCTCCGCGCCAAGGGCTACAATCCCCCGCCTGAGAAGTAACCGGCCAAGTGCCGGTTTTTTTATCCGCCGATTAATTCCACTTCACATTTTCCAGTTTGCGTACCGGAGAGCAAACATCCTGAATTTTAACCCCTAATACATTGCAAATAGCAAGTAAGGTATTAACCCTTGGCATTGCCTTTCCGGTTTCAATGGCTCGGTATGCCGTTGTCGATATGCCAGATTCTTTTGCAAGCTTAGCCTGGCTCAACCCCTCGTCTTTTCGATATTTCAGTAAGTTTTTACCGATCACGCTGTAATCCACGTTTTCACCCCACCATCCAAAGTATCCCAACGACCACGATCCCCACGAGCATAATCATCACAAACACCGTCCACAGTCCGTCCTCCTCCGGCACGTCGCCATCATCCCACCGCACGTTTACCACCACCCAGCGCCCGGTAATACTTGGCCACCAACTGATCAACCAGCCTGCTTTGCTTCAGCGTTTCCGAGGATCTCAGCGGCATCTGGTTGAGCTTGCGCTGCTCCAGGCGGAGTTTGGTGTAAATTTGTTGTGCTGTCACAGTGTCACCCCCGGCGTGAAGTCCAGCGTCAACTGACGTTCTTCCTGGTACTCATCTTCCCATGCCACCCCGATGTAATCCAAAACCTTACCCCAACCCATTTTATACATCCAGAACACCCACTCCTTTGGGTTATCCTCTCTGAGTCGATCAAACCTGTGCGGCCGCTTTTCGATGTGGATGCCAAACCCACACATACTACATCCTGTCCTCTTAGCCCTGGTAGTTTCTAGCGTTCCGTCAGGTTGCATGGCTATTTCTCCATAGATTTCAGGCACAGGAATTTCTAGGTCGATAGCTAGTTGTAAAATATCGTTACGTTTAAATGTTGCAAAAGGACAACTTCTGGTTACTGTTTTTCCGTAATAATTGCATCCGTGTTTCATTAGGGCCTTTTGTCTCTGTCCGCCTTCGCTGGCCATGAGTCCCATATATGGATTTAATTTATTTTTCTTGGCCCAATCGTCAGCGGGCTTTTCTTTCATGTAATAGCAACAATTTGGCGATACCTTAAACGGCGCAGTTTTGTAATTAGTGCCGTACTTTTCGTTTTCTGGTCCCCCAAACAATTCTAGCCATTTCTTCGGTAACTGCATCCGTGTGCCTTTACGATAACCACCCTGTTTACCTGTTTCACCTGTCATAATTGCATGGCGTACAGTTTTATTTTTCTCAGTAGGATTTTGTAGTAGCTGTATTTTACCGGCTTTATCCTTGCTTATAACCGGGTATCCATAATCTTTAATGACCTGCACTTTGGTTTTGTAAGGTTTTAGGATTACCATGTTATCTAATAGACGATGTATTCTTTGGATACTTAAATCCTCCAAGTTTGATACGGATACCCCGGGAATATCCTTGCTGACATACTTTCGTAAAAATTTTATTAACGTCAGGCTATCTAACCCGCCAACCGAGCAAAATACATTACCATTTACCCTTTTGTAAAAATCACGCGCCAAATCAATAGCAAGTGCTACCTTGTCCTCGTAAGGCCATTGTTGTTTGAGCCTGAATTCTTGTTCTGGTGTCACTTTACCCCCTGCCTTTCCGCCCCATATACAGCGTTTCTGTGCTTCGTTGAGCAACTATAGTTGCAATATATCTTTAGTGGGTTTTTATTATCCCGTTTAAACTTGGCGCCGCAGCAGAGGCACATCATAATCACTTTTGGTTTTTTGCCCCGCTTGTGCTTGTTGCCCAAATTGTAAGTGTAGCCGGTTTTGATCTCCCGGTACTTGTTGACGAAAGCCCCGACATCAGGCTCAGGCGCAAACTTACTTAGCTCGCTCAGGGAGGTCAAAAACTCCAACATTTTAGGGACCTGCTCCGGCGTTAGGGCTTCGCGCATGTGGCAATTTGCAGTGTTCATTGGCCTAACCCCGGCATTTCGTTATACTCGACCCCGTCCAGCAGCCGGCCAGCTTTCTTTTTTCCGACCTTTTGCATATAAATTGACCCAGCTCCATGATAACCAAAACCGCCTGCGTGATTAACTCGCCTAAAACTTGGGTAATTATGTGATGTTAGATTGTAAAATTTGTTATCATCGGATTCATTCATACACTCTCCGACCTGAATCCATTCCCCATGTTGTTTAAAAAAATATGGTACCCCTGCCGCCTGGCACTGATCACGAAGGTTACGCGCCCAATTAGGATGCATTGGCCTTGCACCCGGGCCAGATTCGCCGCCACAGATAACCCAATCAATGCCTACTTTCCAAGCGATACTATCAAGCCATGGTCGATATGTTTTCCCATCGAAACCAGCCAAACTAACCGGCCCTAACATGGGCTCCACACTCACAAACCTAACCGCCGCCGGTATCTGCAGGAGAATCGGTATTCGCCTGTCGGCCTGTTCCTGGTTTTCTGCGGTTACACCAAGCCAGACGTTCTTTAATGGCCACCATTCACTCATTGTAATATCAGGTAAAAGACATTTATGTCCAAGTTGTTGAGCTGCTCCGGCGACAAATATTGAACGATTATCCGAAAACCATTTCTTCATTCTTTCTGGACGCTTGGTAAGGACTAAAAAAGTATGTTGTTGAGCCACTGACATGATTGCAAAAATTTCTTCGATAAAACTATCTGGCACATCCTGATGGAATAGGTCGCTCATACTGCACACAAACACGCGGGAAGGCTTAGTCCACCGCAATGGCTCCTGCAATCTATCTTCGTGCATCGTCACCTTAAAAGGTTCGTCCTTCGGATACCCACACCGTCCAGCCAGGCGTTTGCTCATGCGCTCTGCATAACAGTTCTGGCAGCCCGGGCTAACCTTGGTACATCCGGTAATCGGGTTCCATACCCTGTCAGTCCACTCGATTTTTGATTTACCCATTAACCAACCCTCCCCCCATACCGCAATACTCGCTGCTTTCCGCTCAACCGATGCTGCAGATGCAGTTCCCCGGGCAGATTGCGGATATAGAGCCAGTTTTCAGGATTAAGTTTCTTTGCTTCCAGCAGCTCTTTCATCCACTTTTGGAGTCGTTTACCTCTCACGATACCGCCCCCTCGTAATCAGCTAATCTTTCAAATTCCACAATCCAAACCCAATAGTTAACTTCCCATCCAAAGCCGCGCTTTTCATTTAGGCTGTCCCATAATTCCGCGAAGGCTATTCGTGCCGAAGTTCCACTACAATTGTTTGGACCATATGCCTTAACCCCTTCTGCCAGTGCATCAGCCTCGCTTAAATCCTGCAACCGTTCCACCCTGACGCTTTTCACCTTTAAAAACAGCCTTGCCGCAACGCGGGGCATATGGATTGAGGGTCGCCATTTAACGCCGTAGTCAATCCGCGCCCTATCGCTATCACTCCCAGGTTTAATATCTGCTTTAAATGCGAAGTTCCATGGCTTGTCAGTTTCAGGATTATTTCCAAACCCCATGCCTCTGAGGTCTGCCCACGTTTCCCTCACCCAAAGAATCGTCCCTGGTTCACCGTATGGGCACTTAGTTTCCCTAGCAACATTCCAACAACCACTAATGCGCGAATACTCTTTTAATATGCCATTTTCAAATTCTATCTCACGGTGTCTATGATCAGGTTGTGGCTTAACCACTCTTCTTGTTTTTGTCTTTCTATCTTCCAAAATTGCACGAACCATTTCGGTCGAAAAAAGTATTGGTTTCTCCGAGGTTTTCACGCTCCCGCCCCCTCGTATTTTCTCCCCCGCTTTTTAAGCATTTTCCCGGTTTCCATATACAAAATCGCCTGCTCCGCCCTAAGTTCAGTCAGGATGCAGAGCAGTAGCGCCCAGTATCCCTCATTCATCTTTAGGCACCTCGTACCCACACTTGCACTGCTTCCGCTTGGCGCAGTTTGGGCAATACCATGCTGTACCAACACACTTACAGCACTCGCCGTTTTTATCGAAAACAGTTAGCGGGCAGTATTTCCCGCAGCGGGTGCAGGTCATGGTGTTTCACCGCTACCAAGTATCCCTTTTACGGTTTCGCAGTTGCCGCAATATAGCGCCAATAAACAGCGCATTCTAATATCCTCAGTTTCCCGCATCTTGTGCATTTCCGCCCGCAACTTCTCCACTTCTGCCTCTGCCGCCATTGCCCGTTGTATCGCTTCGGGCCAACCTGTGCGGGCTTCGGATACAAAATTGGCGTTAACTGCCCTGTTAGATCCGGTGCATAAAGCAATGCCGCCACTTTCACTACTCACTACCGCAAAAGATGCGGAGTCATTGTAAACAGCCTCAAAAGGGCCAGGTGTTACCGCTTTGCACATCTCTAAGTCCCGCTTTAAATCTCTTGGCATATCATCAAACCTCCCAACATACTCATAATTGGGGATACTTTCCACCATTTTGGATTAAAAAAATAACCGTGGCTGGTTAGGCGCCAGCCGGGCTAGTGGTTGTGTAGATATTTACTTAGGGCAGTCCCTGTTTGGTCCGCCTGGCTTTTCAACCTGGACCGCTTCCGGTGCAATGCCTGGTCCAATAACCTCAACACGTCCCTCGTCGAACCACTGTGAATCGTTAACCTTACCGTCTTTAGCCGGAGGAGATATGCTGTATTGGTTGCAGCCAAATAAATATTGTACCCTGCCGACAAGAATCCCCTCAAAACCGGTAACCTTGTCGCGTGCCTTTTGACCAAGTTGAATCATTGTGGTACCTCCTGTATATTTATTCAGATTATGCACTTAATGAGCTATAATGGATTGCCCCCGTAAGTTGCTTAGTGGACTTACAAAAATCGCACCTTTCACACCTGATGGGCTCTACTTTACCTTCCTTGACCATAATAATCCTTGGCATGTGCAGTTTAATGCTTTCAAGTTCCTGCTGGAATCGCTCTGGATCGCCCATATAGATAACTTCCTTGTCCGGAACGCTCTCCTTGCTCACCGCCACCGCGTAGAAGTCCAGCCAATCACCTTCCGGTCTACCGTTGGCTATTCGCTCAATCTCGGAGTAAAGCGCGGCTTGGGTCATGTATCCATACTGCTCGATGAAACTCACCTTGGCCCGGTGCTCGTCGCTCCAATGCAACTCCCTGATGCTTTTGGTGGTCTTTAGGTCAACCATGCGGCCGCGCTCTGGGTTATAAACGTCAGCCATAACTCTCCATAAGGCCCCGGCGAATTCAGCCGTAAATACGACCTCTTTTTGACCTGAGAGCATGAACATTGCGAATGGGTCTTTCTCTAAGGTGGCAATCATTTGATCAGCCAACTTAAAGTCAGCTTTTAGCTCACCTTTCTTTGTAAACATTTCCGGGTGCTCAGCAATAAACTCGCGCCTACTTTGGTCGTTCCAGCTGTGGACGTAACTCCCGACCAGCAGGGCGGTGGATGGTTCTTCCACCCACGCGCCTGATAGTTTCGCCATTGCTGCAGCTTCACAGGAAAGGAAATTTTGGTATTGGGACCGACTCATATAGGAACGGTTTGCAGCAAGAGAGTGATAAGTTGCTTTATTTAGCTGCATCTTTGTCCTCCTGGCCGACCTTTTGGTCTTGGTACTGCTTAAATTCGTCCTGCAGCTTATCGTCCGCATCGCTTTCGCCCTCCGCTGCTTCATACTGGGCGTCGATGTATTCCGGTATTTCCTCGCCGCTCTCATCATCTTTCTTAATAACTGATTGATCAAATTTCACAGCTTCCTGCATTTCCGTTGACAGCGGACCCCATTTACTAAGTAAATCCTTAATGACAGTCTTTTTGGCCATAGCGTCAAAATCTGTCTGCCAAGGACCCTTGCCGAATGTTTTGGAAAACCGCTTGGCATGTTTTAAAACTTTTTCCCTGGTCCAATACGATACTTTCCGGTATCCGTTTAAAAGCTCGAACATGCCGGCGTAACCGATAATAGCTTGCTTGTCCCGCTTTTCGATGTCCTCAATTAAACAAAGCTCCAGTTCCTCGGTGAAGGGGTCCCAATTAACCAGTTCCCCGGCACGAATGTCAATTACGTTAATTCGCTTATACTGACTGGTCCTCTGGGCCAACTGAATAAATGCCCTGTACCCAGCCTGGAATTGTGCTTCGATAATCTCCACCGGTTTTCCGTCAACCATAACCTTTCTTTTATATGGTATGGCATAGGCAAAACCTAAATTATTATCCAGCGGCAGGTTCATGCTGGCAGCCTTTAGTCCACAATACAGCAGTGTTTTGGGGTCACACTTGGCCAGCCCCGGGGTTATATTTGACAGAGATACCAGACTGGTTACAAACTGCCCGGTGCGCTCTTTGAGCATGCTTTCAAGGTACTTCTTGGTACTATCAGAGTTGAGAAAATGGGCAACGGTTTTAAATTGTCCGCTCGGTGCTAAATCTGTGCTCACGCTGTTTCCTCCTTGATCTCAATGTTTAGGTCTCCATCGCAGGTATTCAGGCAGAAATATTGCAAATCATCGGTTTCCATTTCCTGTTCCAGCCACTTGCGATCAGCCTCGTTGATCTTATTTATACCGTCAATGCAAATAACTTTTAGCTCTCCAGCCTGTGCCTTTGCCACCCTAAAAGCAAGTTCCAACTGTTCGCCTTCAGACAACCCACTAAGCAGCGTCTGACCTATACGGATCATGCCGTCACCGTCAACGGTAATCCCAGGGATGGGCACAGCCGCGATTTTAAGTAGTTCCATTGGAAGTTCACGGGCCTTGTTGATCCTGGCCGTCAGTACCTTGCTCTGTTCCTCTTTGGGTGCTATCTTGGTGTTGATAATGTAACTCATGCGGTCGTAGTCTCTGAGGTAGCTCTGCATGTCGGCAACCTCGTTGGCCTCCTTGCGCAGGGGCTCCACGTCGATCTCCTTGTGCTGCTCCAGAATGGTTTTGGCATTGCCGACCCGGGCGTTCTCTGTTTCGATCTTTTCCAATACCTTTTCGTCGATGGAGACAAGTGACTGTTCTTCCAGCTGGTCAATATTAACCAGTTCCTGCTCTTTGGCAGCGATGGAATTTTGATACTCTGAATTTTGAAGGATCAAGGCGTCCGCCTCGGTTTGAATGTTGCGCTTGGACTGCTCTTTTTTCAGCGAGTATTCTTCTCTAAGTGCCTGTATTTTTTGCTTCAACTCCAAGTCAATGGTTTCATCCGCCTGCCTGATGTGGTCGTCAACCTGCTTGACTTTATCCTGGTTGGCTTCGATCTTATGGGCCAGGAACTGCTTAAACTCCCTGATGTCGGCCCGCTGCCGCTCGAAGTGGTTTTTCTTGCTCTGCTTGTCCGATTCAGCGTTATATTTGATTGCGGAGATTATACTTTCTAAATTTTCAATCAGGTTTTGGGCTACAGCGATCTTTTTATTGACTTCCTCAGCCTCGGCCACCTTGCCGTAATACTCGGCCACCTTTTGTTCCCGCCAGTGATCGCCGTCGTAGTTGGGCGGCAGTTCGTCTCTAATGCCTTTGACCTGAGCCTTTAGGACGTTAACCTCCCGGTTGATGACCTCGCGCTGGGTGTAATAAAGCTGCTCAATTTGCTTCAGGACCTGCAGGATGTGCGCTTCAAAATTGACTCCTGGAATCTCCCCGAACCAATCGCGAATATTTTCCATTGTCCAGGGGATCTCCAGCATGTTTAAAATGATTTTCGCTTGATCTTCCGGCTTTTTCTTAATGAACTCCAGCGGGCGGAATATTTCTCCGTTGATTAACCGGCGAAGGAACGCTTCGGTCTGAGGGACGGATTCACCAGGTTTGCGGATTTTAAGATAGTTGCTTTTTTCGTTGTCCCTGACCCTGCGCTCAACTTCCAGACCGGTATCAGTTTGAATGAAAATCGTGGCTTCTTCCTCGCCATGGCGGACAACTTCGGCCCGACGGTTCTTGTTGGTGAACGCTTTGTCCAGGGATTCAATAAGGCTGGTTTTGCCTGAACCCTTCCTGCCGGTGATAAAATTTATCTTACCCGGGTCAATGGCGAGCTCCGTTAGCCCGATCCAGTTTTTGACCTCTATCTTTTTAATGTGCATTTAAGCCTTCCTTTCCTCGGCGCCGATGCTTTCACAGACGCACCTGTCGCCGCAGTAGTTTTTGCCATTGTAGAACCGGTAAAACTCACCGGTATAGATTTCGCGTCCGCATAGGTCGCATCGCAAAACGATGTATCGCATGGTACCTCCTATTCCTCTGGTCTGATGCAGTCACCGTCAGGGCAGGATATGTTCTGATTAACAAACCGCGTCAGAGCATCAAACTGGTTCATAAATTCGTCGTATGCTTTAATTTCTGCGTTTTTCCAAACACTCTTGGGGATAATCCATGCCCCTTTGCCCTCTATAGAGTCAGCCAATGACCGCAGGTTTGCGACGACTGTTTCTCTGTTTTCTAGCGTTTGACTGTGGTGGATACCAAACTGCTCATGGAATCTATTTACAGCTTTTCTCATCTCATTTGCGGCATCGTTAACCTTAGCCTTGGCCCTATCCTTGATGGCCTTTGCCACTTTTTCTTTCATTGGTGTACCTCCTATAAATTTGTTGCAGGGTTGGGGAACCGCCTACAGTTCGTCAGCCAGTCTCGGCATCTCCCGTTCGTCACGGGCTAAATTAACCAGTCATCCCGCGCCGCCTCTGCACTATTTAAGCCTTGTTAGGTGTTGCCAGCTTACCCCATATGGCGCGCCAGTTTTGGCGTTTCTCCGCCCTTGTTGCCCCGGGAATTTTGTCCCGCTGATGTTTCCACCAACCTAGCCAGATTCTGCGCTTTGATATGCGCGGAAAAGTTTTAACTGCTTCAATCGGTAAAGGCATTTATTATAACCTCCAAATATAAAATTTATTGGGCGGGCATGGATTTGCACCATGCAGTTTGGCATCCTTTCGTACCGGCTTCTTTTATCGCCGTCCACCGCCCGTCCAGGATTGCGTCTACCTATTCCGCCACCGCCCCAAATATTATCGAATCAAATTTTCCTCCAGCGCCGTTTCCCGCTTACCTTCCGGCGTCTGGACTATCCACCGCGCCCCCCTGATGCCTTCCAGCGGGCCTTCAACAATCGCAAGAGCGATGCCGGGGAGATCACGGTGCTCCACTATGTCGCCTATTTTAAGTTCGTCCATGACTTTCGGATAAAAGTACATTATTGACCTCTGTTGCCGACCGTCAGCCGGCGTGATAAAATTAGTTTGAGATTTTGTAAAACGCCTTAGGGCGTTATTTTTTTACCAATTTTCACAGGCAAAATAGCTTGGCACCTCGCTTATGCCGTCCAGGTGCTCTTTAGTGGTCTTAGTTATGGGACCATTGTGCTCTCGGTGTAGCGTAAAAGCTTTATCTGCAGGTTCTTCTTTAACAAAATAATCAATAAATTCTCCCGGATTGCTGTCTTGGTTATGCTTTAAATGTTCCCGAAAATGATCTAAAACCGTATCAATACCCCATACGCCAGCTGCAAATTCAAGTGCCTTTCTTTTGTCTGTGGCCACAATCCATTCTGCAACCCCATCCCCATTAAGACGGAATAGTTTTTTGTCCGTTTTAATCACCTCCCCTACCCACACCCAACCATAAACCATACCCAAGCCCAAAACGCCAACCCCGCTGCCGCTATCGGCTTGCAGTTGTGATAGTTCCACCGCCACCGTCGACCAGCTATCGTATACACCCGCCGGCCAGCAGGAGCTTTTCTGCGGTACCTCTCCGGTGTGCTAACCGGAGTATTAGCCGTAGCCACATCAAACCACCCTCCTTAACTCTACCGCCAGCTGCTCGTTGACTTTGGTTTCGCAGCTTGGACACATTTGCCGCTTGCCTGACGGCTGACCGCAGATACGGCACTTGCGTTGCTTTTTCAATGGTTTTCACCTCCCCTGTATTTATTTACTTCGCCATGCCATTCCTTACCATGCCTGACATCGCCTCGCCGTGCAAAGACATGCCTGGCCATGGTTACTGGTGGCTGATTTTTGAGCAGAACCAGCCAAACTGCCCTTGCCTTGCCTGGACTTGCCCGACCCCGCCACGCCTCGCCATGCCTTGCCGCGTTCCTCGTTACTTATCCAATTCTTTTTATCTCGGGGCTAAACTTGCCGAATGTTCCTGAGCTTTTACATGATGGTCGCCAATCACACAAACCACACAACGCCCCTGCCTGATTAAGTATCAGCCTCAATGTTTCCTCATTAAGTCCTGTTAATTCGGAATCCAGCACAGTTAACGAGCCAGTAAGTGTCCATGTTCTGAACATAGGTCGTACCCTGATGTGTTTGGCCTGTCCAATTTTGGCCCGCTTAACCAGCAGCTCAAAATTAAGGTCTTCCACGGTTTCAATATGCTTGTTAAAGTCGGTATTACCTATAAGCGGTTTAATGTTGTCTACCGAGATAAGCTCCCCGTTTACCACCAAGTTAAATTGTTGCTGGTCGAGCATGATGCCAGATTGTGTCTGCTTTTTATAAGTTTCCTTGCCCTTGGCAATAACCTTAGCCCCACCTTCGCGGAGCATGGTCATAATATTGTCACTGGAAACACCCAAAACCTTATTGTCATGGTAAAGGTATCCAATCCAAGTCCAAGCCGGGCTACGGTCGTCACCGGCTACGCTGAGTGCCTTATTCTCAGGATCTTTTTGCCATGCTTTTATTTTTTCACTAAACATTAGATTGTCATTGTGCATCAGAAGCGGAGTTAATCCGGTTAAAGTAACTGCATATTGTTCCATTTTTACATCTCCTTTTTTTATTACCACGCCTCGCCTCGCCGTGCCATGCCCCGCCAAGCCCTGTTCCTTGCCCTGCCCCGCCTCGCCATGCCTTGCCTCGCCGCGCCATGCCTGGCCCCGCCGCGCCTTGTTCCTCGCCCAGTCTTTTGCCTTTATCCCATCTCGGGTAAGTTGTTTTTATTTCTGCGTAATTGTGTCACAGCCAAAATATTTCCTGATTTTATCATGTTAAAATCGTGATCCCGTCTTTCATCCTCAGTTAATTGTTTTATATCAATAAGCCCCGATATAACGTAAGATCTTCGGGATGCCGATACAGCGGCACGAAGTTTCTTCCTGCTTAACTGAACCTTGCCACCTTCAGGCAATATGCGAAAGGCCCACTCAATGGGATCACATTCAAGGATAATGTTGTAATCTTTCTCGATTTTTTTACGCCAAGCGTTTGTAACAGATACCCAGCGGTGCGACTTTTTATCCTGCTTGATAATGCCTGTTATATCCGCATAAGGTATTAGGTCGCCTGGTTTCATTTTTTGTACCTGGATTGATTCCATCAGAAGGTTTACGTCTGCCGCAGTAGGGATACCGCCAAAATACATACTGTTTTTAGCTTCCATTTTTTATCCTTTCTCTGTTATAATGAAATTGAGATTTTAACTTTCGGCCTTTTGGGGCCTTATTTTTTTGCCTTCTCACCTCCCTCCTTAACTAACTAACCAACGCCATCCAAAACCTTTTATGCAATCTGTTTTCTGTTGATAAGCTTTGAGTAATATTGTGATAACGCGTTTTTTCTTTCTTGGAAATCAGGAATAGCTATTATAAGTCCAATATCAACTCGCTGAATCGCTTCAATGGCTTTGATCTGGCCTAGGCTTAAATAAGGCTTAATTACTGCACCCTTTTCTATGCCGTTGGCTTCCCTGAATTTCTTGGCGTCCATGCCAAGCACGATGCGGTAGATCATGTTAATCTCATTACTGAAGTGGTAATGCTTTGGCTCCTCATTGGCGTCCATAATTGCATCGGTAAAAGCCGGAAATTCTATTTTGGTTGCCAGTAACGATTTAATAAAGGCTTCCATGTCGTTGAAACGTTTGATGTAGGCTTCTTTGAACCTAGCAGCCTTTTTGCCCCGATAACCCATGACTAGGAAAACAAAGCCATCTTTAGTCATTAGGTATTCCGGTCGCTTTTCGCCTTTAGCATCTTTGTATTTAACCTCCTCAAAATTGAGGGCGTTAAATTCTGTGCTGCAATCAAGATTACGAATATCTCTAAGCACATTGTCATGTTGTTTTCCAAATTCAAACGCTACCTGACGACTACTACAGAAAGCTTGTCCATTGCGCTCATAAAGGTTGTGCTCGGGATTAAGGATGAGTTTACTCATCCGACTCCTCCTTTGGTAATTGATTAGCAAGCTTCAAGGACATGGTTGTATATTTCTGGGAAAACATCTTTAACTTCTGTAAAGCCGAAATTTTTCATAACCGACACCATTTCCCAATACCACCAGTCACGATGTCCATTGATTTTCAAGGTTAAAGAATTTTCGGAGATCCCCATTTTTTGGGAAAGTTTACGAACGGTAATGTCGTTTTCGGCCATTAACCCTTTAAGTTTCCTACAAACAATAGGTTTTTTCGCCATATTGCCACCTCCTTTTGTTTCCTTACGTAAACAATTATACATAATCCATTTACGTTCGTCAATATATGATAATAATAAAATTTATTGTCGTTAATAATATTTTGACTTTTGTAAACAGTAATAATAAAATAGTTAAAGATTCATTAAGGAGTTGAAGGAATGGCTAATTTTTGCGATAGATTGCGACAAATAATGGATGAAGCGGGTGTTAAGGCCGCTGACATATCAAGGGCGACAAAAATCAGCACATCGGCAATATCTAAGTACCTTTCCGACGAAAAAAAGCAACCTAGTGGGCCATACGTTTTGAAAATAGCAAAATATTTTAATGTTACATCAGAATGGCTTTATGGTGCTATTGACGAAAGGAAACCGTTTTACGAACCTTCCATAGCCGACCTATACGAAAAATTGTCCACTCTTGGAAAGAAAGAAGTTTATGATTTCGCCTCTTATCTATTACAAAAGGAATCGAGGGAGGTTGAGAAATGAGAACTGGGCACTATAAAAGAAGTGACGGTAGGTGGGAAGGATACGTTATCTATACAGACCCTGACACCGGAGAAAATGAAAAAAAGAGCTTTTACTGTAGAAGTAGCCGCGGGCATGAGTCTAAAAGAAAATTAAACGCCTTCATAGAAAAGTTAGAGGCCGGTGACTACTCGGACGTTAAGAAGGTTACTGTTGAGGGATGGCTTAAAAAATACCTGGAGGTTTACTGCGCGAACAAGGCCCAAACCACTTTGGATGGGTATAAAACTTATATTGATAAACACATAATCCCGGCAATCGGAAATCTTAAATTGGGCGCCTTGAAGCCATTGCATATTCAGCAATTTTACAACTCTGAGCGCGAAAAAAAGTATAAAGAAAAAACAATCCTGCAGGAGCACCATATTCTACACCGGGCATTTAAGAAAGCCGTTACTGATGGGCTCTTAGCCAGGAACCCTTGTGATGGGGTGGACTCCCCCAGTCCCGAGGGCTATGAACCAACTATTTATACAGAGGAACAATTTTCAGCACTCATGGGTAAATTAAAAGGGCATCGCATGGAAGCTATAGTGTTGCTGGCCGGTATGTGCGGATTGCGGCGCGGCGAATTGCTGGGGTTAAAGTGGGAGGATATAGATTTCAATAAAGGAATAATACACGTAAAGGAAAACCTAGTAGCTACATCTAAGGGACCCATTACAAAGAACCCTAAAAGCAAAACGAGTACCCGCGACATCGCAATACCAAGCGCTATTATTCCGGACCTGAAAAGGTTAAGGCAGATAGGAAAGGTGTTTGCAAGGCTGGATGGTAAAGACTATAACCCCGGCAGCGTAAGTAAGAGGTTTGCCGAATTTTTAGAGGACAATAAACTACCCCATATCCGACTGCATGACCTGAGACATTTTAATGGCACTATGATGCTGCGATATGGGGTTACGGACAGGGAAGCATCATCCAGGTTGGGCCACAGCGACCTACTAATGACAAAAAAGTACCAGCACGTACTGGAAGTCATGGACAAAGAAAGTGCGGAAAAACTGAACAAGGTTTTAGCTCAGCCGTCAAAGTGACGGCTTGAATTTTGCCTTATTTGACGGCGATTTTGACGGCTTAACTGGCTTTTTAATATAAATTGTTTACTATCGTAAATAATTTGCAGTATTGCTTATTGTATAGCATAGCATAAAGTCTTATGTTATCGTCATTAGAGAAATCCTTATTTTATGCGTATTTCCTAGCGTCAACAAATTTTAAGTGCGCTGGACTTAGGATCCAGTGGGGAATACCCGTGGAGGTTCAAATCCTCTCGCCCGCACCACAGCAACGACAAGGGACTGAGTAATTGCTCAGTCCCTTTTTAAATGCTAAATTTTAAATTGACGGCTATTTTGACGGCTTTTCATGCCTGGAATATTTAACCAGCCTTTAAGATATAATCATATAGTTCGGGAAAAACATCTTTGATTTCTGAGAAACCAAGCTGTTTTGTTATGAATATTAATTCCCTATAATACCAATCCCGCCGGCCATTGATCTTTAATGACAGGGATCTTTCTGATACGTTAATTATATTAGATAATTCGCGAACAGTAATTTCATGTTCGGCCATTAATCCTTTAAGTTTTTTGCTAATAATTTTTGCCATTATCTTTTCTGGCCCTCCTTCTTTTAATTAAATTCTCTTACCTCCTTCACCTCATAATTATAAAAATTATTATGAATTATTGTAAATAATTTACCTTTTAACCGTCGACCGTGTTTTGCTAACGGTAGACGGTTTTCCGGGAACTGTCAGCGCAAGATACTGTGTTTTTAATTTTTTTTCTTCCTTTTATATAGCTCTTTTAACCCCACGTCTAACTTTTCTGCGATAACAACAAGTGCCTTTAAACTTGGGTGCCCCTTGCCTTCCTCAATCGCCGCAATATAGCTTCGACTTAAACCAGTCTCTTTAGCTAACTTTAATTGTGACCATCTCTTTTGTCTGCGCAGACATGCAATTTTTCTCCCAACTGACAACTTATCTACCCCTAGTCTATACCTGTCTATATGTCGAAATGTGTCGCAATAAACCCCCAAAATGCTACCTTTTTCGCGACATTTCCCGACAATAATTAGGCGTTCGCCTATATTTTACGTATTTTTACCTAATTCCATAGGAAATATAATTATTTCAGCGAACAAATAGGCATGAACAGACTACAGGAAGTTATGAAGTTAAAAAGAATAACGCAAAAAGACTTATATGAGATGACAGGGATAAAGCAAAGCGAAATTAGTAAAATCATTAATGATAGAAAGGCCATCCACCTGACTACGGCAAAAAAGATAGCCCGGGCCCTGGGTAAGTCTGTGGATTATTTATGGCCGGATTAACACAAAAGCCCCGCCAAAGGCAGAGCTCTTTCTTTGTTATTGTTTATGTCAAATCATGATGACGGGTTAACTACCGCCTTTAAAATAGATACGCAGATTCATAATATTTTTAAGGGGTAAATTATTTAATTCAGTTTCACTTCATCCAGTTTAACATTTTTCAATATCCCAGGATTGATTTCATAAGTATTAGTTAGTCGATAAATATTACCAGGGTCCATAGTATGATTATCAGCCAATCCCTTCCAATCAACCTTATCTGCTGTAGCCTTATCCAGGATTAGTTTAGCCCCATCTTCCAGTTTCTTTTTGCCATATTTGTCAGTCATTTCGATCTGATCAACAATAATTACCATACTTATCTCTGGATTTTGAAATAATATGCTGCCAATTTCTATGGCTGTTCCACCGGCACGCTTAACAAAATCCGTCTCATCCAAAACGTCAGCAGAAGTAAAGACAACATTAACCTTTTTACCGCCACCAGCATTATCGCTAACCTCAATCTTACTAATACTTTTCGGAAACTTGTAATCATCAGCAACAGGCTCTGCTGGTGGCTTTGTTCCTAGAGCCGTTGCAATTGCTTCCTGGCTAATGTCGGTAGCTGATGCCCATGTTTCCAATGCCTTACCTGCTTCCTTGTCGCCCCCGCCGCTGAGCGCCGATACAACCACAATTACAGCGACAACTATTACGATCAGCGACAAGCAGCCCATAGCTTTTGACCGTGGCTTTTTCTCAACCGTCTTTTCGTTTTCTGACATATTCATTCCTCCTTGATGGTTTTTATTTATTAATTAACTTCTTGGTTACTTTTTCCTGCTTTTCGACAAAAGGTTACAAATAAAAAAGCCCCTAAATGGGGCCATGATCTAGCATAGACCTTATCTCACTAATTATTTCTGGACCAGCTTCGCAATTAATGGATACAGCATGGAGTGAGTACAGGATTCCAGTTGCTATTGCCTCGCTTTTGGGGGAGCTGCCGGCTGAACAATTCACAGCAAATTTATATTCTGCGCTGGCTTCTTCCGTAAGGGTTTTATAGATATCCTCGAAACTAATACTTTTCATTACAGTTAACCTCCCGGTTTTAATCTCCCGGGGGAAATGATACAATAAAGCAACTTCCCCCTTGGGGTTGTGGATTGCAGGAAGGATCTTGCTTGGCGGCGGGGCCTTCCTGTTTTTAGTTATTAAGGCTGTGGTTAACGTGTTTCTGTGTACATTTTTAGCACACTATCTACTGTGGTCCATTTTAAATAAATACTACGGGCATCTAGGTTAATGTCATCTTCGGAAACGTCTTTGCCTGCTGGTATCCCTTTTAAGAGGGCCTGCTTGATTTCTGCTACTTGCTCGTCGACTATATCTTCTAGTTCGTTTGTGATGCCTTCGAGAGTATGCTTTCTGGTTATTTCTTTAGTATCATCAACCTCTGGAAAAAGATAATCATGATTATCTTTGCTCATTATCCAAAACCCCTTCCTATATTGTGTATATACATAATATATCACGGGCTTGGTAATTGTGTCAATACACAATTAAGATATTTTACTAAAATTCTGTGTATTTATCATCTACTATCAGGCCAATTTCCATGCTGTAATCAGCATCAACTACTACATAGCCATCCACAAACCGGTACCCCTTTTCCAGTACGTACTTGACCGGCACCGGTACCTCGTAGTCATCCATATTACCGGTTGCTTCCTTCAAATGCACCTGTAGGACGCACATAATGGCATGGCCAGAGTCTAGTATGTAATAATGGTATGGCTGCAACTCATCCGGCATCTGGCCGGGATACGGGCATTTCCGTACCATATGCTCTATGTCGCTTAGACTCTTTCTCAAAATCAACACTCCTTTAATATGTAGTTACTTTCTATCTTTTCCAGTAGTACCGATAGTCGCTTATGATTTAGTTCGGTGCCAACAAACTTCCTGCCGTTTTTGTGAGCGTGTAACCCAACTAGGCCCCGACCCATACAAAGATCACCAATGCAATCATATGCTTCATGCTCGCACACCCAGGAGATTATATCTTCCTCGTCCATATAATCCAGGGCTGGCTTCTTTGCTTTATTGCTGCCCCGGACAACATAACAAATTTTATCTTTGCTGTGATAGTATGAGCTATTATAAAAAGTGACATATTTAAAAATACCGCTCATCTCCATGATAAATTCGGCCAGATATTGCTTTCCAACTTCCACGTAACAGGTTTTGGGCGATATACTATTGATGTGATAAAAAAGGCAGCGGTAGAAGTTTTTAAAGCTGTCCTGTTTGTCCTCCCGGCCGGCCTTAGTATAAAACGTATTCAGGTTCCCTAGGTTCCACGGAGGGTCAACAAAAATCAAGTCGGCATGCCGCATAAAGTCAGGCAGCGGATCAAAGATGTTATGTACTTTAACCGCGCTGCCGTCCTCGAATACTGCTATTTGATTCTCACCGATAGGATGCCGTAAATAGGCATCCCCATAATTCCACTTAGGCACTTTCATCCACCTCGACCATTTCCCATGCTTTTGAGTATATTTGGTTTTTAAACAGCTCCGCAATGCCGGTGATCTGCTTCAGGCGGTAAACTTCTTCCTCTTCCATGCCCAGGCGCTGCGCTATGTCGGCGTCATCAACGCCCTGCTGCACCAGTGCCTGCACAAGGTCGCCCATAAGTTCCACCTGATGGACGCCCCTGGCCCGATTAAACTGGACCGTGGCCGCCATGCGCTGGCTTATGTCGTGATCCAGCACAATTATGGGCAGTTGCTTTGCTCCTAAATGATCACGGAATATAAGATAACGGTGGAATCCGTCCACGATGATGTATTTTTCCAAGTCAGGGTCCCAAACCGTAACCACGGGGAAACAAAAACCGTTTGCCATGATGGATTCTTCCAGCAGCGCCATGTTATTATCGGCTACCTCGTTGGGGTTATAGTTATTGGCGTGGACCATATCTATATCCACAACTTGCACCTTCAAACACGGCAGCTTAATCGGTCCCTTTTTGCTTTTAATAATCAAAGCAATTCCCTCCATTTCTTTATAGTCGCTTCCCGGGGATCCGGTTTATTATCAATCGGTAGATTATTCTCGTAATCATTTAGCACCAGTTGCCGGCATTGCTGACGGGCCACATAGCGATTCTCTAAGTGCTTTTTAAACCGCTTTTCAAATATTGGTTTCTTCTCCTGGTCCGGGTAAGTTTGCAGTAAAAAGTCACGGTATTCCAGCCACGTCTTGAAGTTTTTGGGCAGCTTTTGGACCTTCAGCATCTTACTGTCTTTGCCGTACAGATTACCGATGCTAATGCCCTTAACCCGCTTCAGTAATCTATTATAGGTTTTTGGTTCAAACTCCGGCAGCTCCACTAGCGCCTTAAATGATTTCTCGTGGATCAGGCTGGAAACCCGGATCTCCTGTATGCCCATACCCTTCTTGTGCATGTAATCGTAAATTTTGGAGTACTTCAGCCCGGTATCATAAATGTACTTCCAGACATCGTGGAAGTTCCAGTCATAGAGTGGGTACATTGACACGTTTCCGTGTTTCATTTTTGTACACCAAAAGACATCTTTGTAACCTGGATTTTTAGACACCGCCCTCCACCGGTTCGGGCTTTCGGTGGCTCGTAATCCAACAAGGAAAGCGGTATTCTCCCGGGAGTTCTGGAAGTTTTCCAGCGCATCGTAAAATCCAAAACCTTTGTTTTTATCGCGAACCGTTTCCTTTGCCTGATCCCACGGTTTATGCCAAATGGCCTGCGGATTCTTTTTGCGTAACCACAAATGGCTTTTACCGTGCTCCCAGCATTTCAACTGGCTTTCGGTCAAGCTGGCCGCGTTAGTCAGGTAAAACTCAACCTGCAGCCACAACTTGGTTGCGTTCTCCGGGTACATAGACATCACATACTCAATCTGCTTGATTGTGCTGTCATAAACAACTTCCTCGTCCAGAAAAAAGATACCAACCTTACGCCCGCGCCGGTTGGCCTCCAGAAGAGCCAGGTGGGCCAGAACGGTGCTATCTTTGCCACCACTGATAGATACTATGATGTTCTCAAACTCGTCGAATATATAGGCTATACGCTCCCTGGCCGCATCTAAAACGGTCTTATTTATATAAGTTTGCCTGAGCATAGATGGAATCAAGCCTCGCTTTCCACTTTGAAAACTCGGTAATAATAACATTATCAATTGGTAAAATAGTGCTGAGGTATTTAACCCTGTTTATCTTTGTGGTTTTTAAGAAGTCATTAAAATTAAGCCGGCGGTAATGAGTATCAATGACAATATAGTCACCCTGCTTGGTTATTTCATCGTAAGTTTTCACATTGCCCAACTTAAACCGCTTATTTCGCGCAACATACATCTTGTCTGGTTTAATCGCCTTCCGTTTCATGTCTCCGACCAGGAGCTGCAGGGTGCGTGGTACCGTGTCCGGGTCCTTCTCGCCCAGGTTATCAAAAAGCTGTTCCTTTTTCTTTTCGTACCGCTCCCGATCCTTATCCGTTATCTCCACATTGATAGTGTCCAGCTTGATCCTAAAAGGCTTGATTTTTATATCCTCGTTCTGCAGATAAACGTAGTCAAAAGATTTACCCTTGTATTTACCTTTGTTCTCAAAATCGAGCAGAATCATAAAATCCTGTTTAGATTCGATAATCGGGAAAAACTCAAAGACAATCCGGTGCGGTGTTTGGTTTAAATAATGGTGGGCACAGTTATAAATTAGTTCGCTCCGTTTTTGCGTCCGCAGGCAGCCATCCATGATGATCAGGCTTTTCTCGTCTACCTCCTCCAGTAGCCGGTAGAAAAACTTATACATTTCGATATCTGCATACTCGATATACTCAATCTCGCAGTCCACTTTAAACTTGCTCGGAAACTTTTTAAAATAAAAGCAGTATATCTTTTTAATTTCATGGTCCCCCAGATACTTGTCAACCACCTTTTGCTTCTCCCGTGGACCTAGACCTATTCGTATCATAGTGACTTAATCAACTCCTTCAGTGCGCCTTTTTTATCCTTTACTTTTTCAACCTCAGACCTAAACTCATTTACGGCGCTTCCCTTATTGGCCAGAGCTGTTTCTATCCTGTCATCTATGCTGTTGCAACAGTGGATATCTATATATGTAACCTTGTGTTCCTGGCCGATCCGGTGGCAGCGATCCTCAGCCTGCAGTCGCTCCGAATACTTAAATGCGTTGTTGTAAAATATAACGTGGTGGGCCTCGTTGAGCGTCAGTCCATGTCCACCACATTGCTGGGTGCCAACGAAGAACCTGGCATCAGCATGGAAACGTCCTTCCTCGATGTTCCTCCACTTCTCGTTTAAATCACCGTAGTACAAGGCAACTGCATCCTGGTCAAAAGTGCTTTTTAACGCAGCAGATACACACTCTATGTCATACCGGTACTTGCACCAGATTATAACTTTCTCGGTACGTGGTATGCTATAAACAATACTCATGAGCATTTCAATGCGATCGTGCTCAAACTCTAAAAACTTAAACTTGCCGCGCTTAATTCTCCGGTTCCAGAAACCACAAACAATCTGCTGCAGCACGCCAAACAGTCTGAATATATCAATGCTGTCGGTATTGTCGTCGATCATTGACAATATCTCATCCTTGGCCATTTCATAATATAGCCGTTGTTCTTCTGACATATAAAAATACCGTGTAGCGTAAAGTTTGTCAGGCAGATCCAGGCACTCGTCCTTTGTAACCTGGTACGTGTATGGCGCTATTTTTGCGGCCAGATACTTTGTGTTGTGTGCTCGGACGATCATGCCATGAAAGCGATCTGAATACTCCAGATGGTTTGCAGCAAAACTGTAAAAGGAGTTATAACCTAGTATCTTTGGACTCAGGAAGCGCATCTGAGCAAACAGATCAACCACTCCCTGAGATAGCGGCGTCCCGGTTAATATCAACCTATACCGGGCTTTTTCTGCCAACTTGGTAAGGCGCAGGGTACGTTTTGCGTTGTGGCCCTTTATGTAACTACTTTCATCCAGTATTACAAATGTTCTGGTGGTGATAAGTTTATCTGCAGCCAGCACCACCCGCATACTTGCGCTCATGGACTCTATGCCTACCACATACCAGAAAACCCGTGGCAAATTGCGCTCCGTCGTGCGGTCGTTAAATACGTGGATGTCAGCGCTGGTACAATCAGTATGTTTCAGTATTTCCTGCCGAACAGTTTCCTTTAGGCTTACCGGGCAGAACCATATCGCCTTGTCGATGCGCTCAAATCTGTTATTTACAAGCTCAATAGCTGTGCGACTTTTGCCCGTGCCCATTTCCATAAACAAGGCCCCGATCCTAGATGGCAGGACCTTGTTCACCGCGGCTACCTGGTGCGGCATTAACTCAGTCTTTAAATTCATCGGCTACACCAACTCCTGTGGGTACATCTAGCACCGGTGGTTTCCCTCTGGTTACAATGGATTCCTGTTCCTTGGGTGCTTCAACCCTGGCAATTAGCGCATTATCTTTGGCTTGCCTTGCAGCATCGGCAACTTTCCTAGCATTTTTATCTAACTTAAAACCGTACATATCAGCGAAATCTAAAACTTCTTCGAATTGCTCAGGCGGTACTACCGTATACGGATTGCTCCACCTGCTACTCTTCAGCGCTCTTGATGCTTTATAAAAGTCATCCTTTTCCCTATTCCACTTAATAGCGAACCAGCCAGCGTGTTTGCTACCTTCAGCAATAACAAGTATCCATCGGGTGCATTCCGGTTTGTAGTCACCGGAAATTGCTTTCTGCCTGATATTTTCGTCGAAAATCCTAATTATGAACCCGGCTGTCAACAGTCTGTGCCCTGCTTCTGCTGCCCTGTTTATGGGAGATCCATTTAAGCCGCTCAGCTTGCGGACCCACTTGCCGTCCCACTTCATTTTCAAATCCTGCTTAACTAACCCCCTGAAGTCGTCGCGTTTTTCCGGGAAAACAATTTCAATGCTGTTTTCCAGCGCCCTGATTTCAGCAACCGTTTCAGTAACGGAATTCTCAGGTCTGACGGTGGCTTCGGTTTTAGCTTCGGCTATAACTTCAGGTGCTGGTTTCATTTGTTCATTTTTTACTTCTTTTGCCGCTTCTTCTAGTAGGTTCCTAAATTCATAGGACACATCAACATTACGATGATCAATCCACCAGCGAGCTTCAGTTTTGCGTTTAATTTGGTCTAACGCAGCCAATATTTGAGGGTCGTTACGGCGTTCCTTCTTGATGCTCCTAAATATAAATTCATCCAAATCGGTCATAAGTTTTTGCCTGATAGTTTCGGCCCAGGCAATCTGCTTTTCAGATCCAGTCAGTGCCGGTAGCGCCATTTCCTTGGCCGCCTCGGCAGCTTCGCGGTTGGCTTTTTCGCGTTGTTCGACCAGTGCTATTTGGTAGCACTCGTAACAAAGCTTGTTGGGTTCGACATTTTCTAAACGCCATTCCCGGTCCCTGTTGGGTCCAAATAGGGCAACGACCTCTTCATGCCCGCAGGAGCGGGTAACCGTATATTTAGCCACGGTCAGTCCACTCCTTTACAAAAGTATTCTGATCCCAGCCAAGCTCTTCCAGTGCATCAAATAAGGTATCCATAAAATCAGGGTGGAGTTCGTTATCTTTGCCGGCAGCGGATTGAGCATTAATCATGAATTGGAGTAACCTTTCCCGACTTTCCTTGCCGATTGCAACTAATTCTTCAACAGAAGTTTCCTGGTAATTTTTCACTTTAAATAAACCTCCCTTCTATATTTATATTTCGATACTGATACCGGCAGCGCCGGACTTGGTTTCATTCAAAAGAGCGTAGGAAAAAGTGATAGGTTTGGTTGATCCGCCATCTAGCCCAATAACTTTAAGTAGTGCAGTGATTTCCTCTAGCAGGGATTTGATTTCCTTTTTGGTAATATTTTTAACGGCCCAAAACTTTTTGGTAGATTTTACGATAACTTTAAATCCTCTTTCCATAATCCTGTTTTTTACTTCCTCACGGATAACGCTCTTTGTTACTTTAGCCATTATTACCGCCCCCTCTCTGTAATTGTGTATATACCTATTATAGTGCTAACATATAATTGTGTCAATACACAAATGGAGGAATATTTAACTATCTAAAACTTTTTTTCTGATATAATCACTGGCGTTCATGCCTGCCTCTTCGGCCTTCTTTTTGATTAGCTCCCACTCCATATCATTAGCCTTAATGCAGCGTCCTTTACGCCTGCCGCCTGGTGGGGCCGGACGCCCTGCACTTGCCTTGGTTTCGGTTTGCTGTTTGTTCTCCATAAAAATCACCTCTCACATAAGTATATACACAAATATAAACAATTGCAATTATGTATTGCCACAAAATAAAAAAAGCCCCAGCACTAGGCCGGGGCTTGTCGTTTACATCGTTAAATTATTGAGCTGACGCATCCGGAGCACGCGGCTGCGCATCGTTAATCTGTACCTGGGGTTTAGCTAATAGGTCCTGTGCTGGTACCGGTGCCGTTTTTACTGCCACAGGATTCTGCAGCACAAGTCCGGTAAATATCCCAGCCAGTTTATCTTTAATATCGGCTAAATATTTTAACCCCACGGCTGCAGTTACTGTAAAGAAAATCGTTTCAAGCACCGGTGATACCCCAACAAACAAAGCCAGCAACACCAGAGATCCCATATAGGGCAGCACACTGGTCTGCAAAAATTGAGGTAGTTTACGGGCGTCAAGTTCGCCTCGTTTCATAGCAATTAGTACGCCCAATACAAAGTCCGCCAGGATAAGCGCCAGGGCGCCACCCAAGGCAGCCAGAACCTTCGGAGCGATAACTTGTCCTAAGAGATTTGTGAAAAAGCTCATTGTAAGCATTTAAACAATCACCACCATTTTATTTTTTTCGTCCCAGGCAATCTTGTGTCCCAATGCCTCAGCAACGCCCCGGACTGGAGCATAGGTGCTACCGTCCTTGATAAATCCATCCAGCACAAGGTTGCCAATACGGATTTTCACAGTATCGTGATTTAGCGCCGGCGGTGCCAGTGCCCCCGCCGGCAATCGCAATCCCAAAAACTGAGCTATACCCTCAGCAACGGCCCGCGCTGCTTTGGCTTGGAATGCCGGAGTGTTTAACAGCTTTTCCTCTGCCACATTGGAGATAAAAGCTAGTTCAACCAGCGCCGCCGGGCATTTGCTTTGACGGAGCACAGCAAAATTAGCCTCTTTTACGCCCCTATCCGTCAGCCCAAGGGCGGGAATTAGCTTGCTGTGGATCGCCTGGGCTAATGCAGCACCCAGGGTGCTGCCGGGATAATGATATGTTTCCGTGCCGTGGGCGCTATGATCAGCGGCGCTGTTGCAGTGGATACTCACAAAGCAATCGGCGCCCCAGTTGTTAGCCGCGTTTGTCCTAGCGGTTAGATCAGCACTTAAATTTGCGCCCAGGGCAATGTCTCCATCCCTAGTAAGCTTGACCTCGGCCACCGGCGCTAAAATACTGGCCACCTGTTTTACTACGGCCAAGGTAATAACCTTTTCCTGCACTCCGCTCGGTCCCACTGCTCCAGGGTCCCGGCCGCCATGGCCAGGGTCGATCATAATCTTTTTCATAGTCTTCTCCTTTCTATTTATGGCTCCGGTGCTATGTCCGGAGGTACTGTAGTTGTTGTCGGCTGCTGATATGGGCTATACGGCTGCTGATACACATAAGGCTGCTGCACCATCTGTAGTTGGCCCTGTTTGGACGGAAACCCAAACCTCTCAATCGCTTTCCTTGCTACTACTGCCAGGATGGGGTATGTGAGCACAGTGAAAAAATCAACCTGCGTTGATGAAATGTCCTTTGCAATAGCCATTTTGACGCCAACAAAAAGAAAGAGTGGCAATACCGCCAGGGCCGCAAATTCGTCAATAGTTAGGCCGTCCGGGTCATTCCAAAAACCCCTCAACTAGCACCACTCCCCCTTAGCATTTCAGTAATCCATTGCCCCGCGGCCACAATGATACCCACTATCGTTGCTACAAGTGCAGCCATTTTCCAACGATCAGCTTTTTCTTCGGTCTTATTGTCGTCGATTTTTTTATGCAGGGCCACAATTCTGGCCTCTTCGATTTTTTGATACTCTAATAAATCAGTCTTGGTGACATAGTTTCCGGCCACCAGCACACGCAAATCCGCGATAGCATCCATCACGGTGTCTATCTTACCCTCCAGCCGCTGAATATCAGGTCCACCCAAACACACCACCCCCTGGTAATATGTAGCAAAAAGGAAGCGCCTGCCATAGACGCCTCCCGCTAAACCGGTATACAATATTCGTGCAGGCAACCGGGGTACCATCCCGGGACCGATCCCCTGGGCGGTCACGCCTGCGCTTTTAGTTTGGGGCGTAAAAATAACGCCTTCAAGGGGCTCTTATCCTTTTATTGCTATATTATGGTTGTTTCGTCATTTAATCTCGGAGACGACATTAGGTAGTTTCAGCAGGCTTCAAATCAGGTCTATAAATATAAATCTGGTTAAGTATCAACTGCTGGTTTTCTACCGGATAAACCAATACCAATTGTTCTGCCGTCTCATCGCCCATATCGACCTTCGTAATAATTGCCCTGGCCAATACCCTGATTGTGTACGCTGGATATGCCATTTATACAACACCCCCTGCTAAAATATCAGCGAGCGCCAGTTCAGTATCCTGTTGACGCTGCTCTAATTCTGCGTTTTTAGCCATCTCGTCAGCTAACGCTAGCTCCAGGTCGGCTGTGCGCAGTTCTTTATCCTTATCTGATTTAATCCGCTGGATTTTGTCTTTATTAACCAAAATTTAGTCCTCCTTGTACTGGAATATTGCTTTCGGCTCGCTAATTTCCATCGTGCTACCGGTCTCCTTACTCGAATTTACTTTAAAGGAAACGGTTCTACCTTCTGCTGCAAGTTCATATTTTTCTTCTACTTGATCACCGCTGTAGACAGTCTTAACATGATCTAATTCCGTAAATCCGCTACCTAAATCAGCACCCGGAGTTACATAACTATTCAGCACTTCAACTGACTCATTAACCAGCACACTTTCTTCTAGCGGTCTATCCAGTGTTAGTTCAAGCGTAACCCCATTGTTCACGATGCCTGTAATCTCGTATTGTTTACCATGTACAACTATTTTAGTACCGACCGCAGGCACAGTTATGCCTGCCTTATTAATTGTTAGTGTTATTGCTCCTTCGCCGCCTAAATTATCGGTAGCAACTATTTCAAGCGTATTGTTACCCTCGTTTAAATCAGCATAATCAATTGTATAGACTATTTCAGCATCTAAACCGGAATTGAATGTTTGCTTCAGAATTCCGTTTACGTACACATCAACATGGTCAACTGTACCATCAGCATCAGATACCGTAAACCTTACGTTAGGATATGTTGCATCCACTAGTGCGATGGTTGGCTGCTGATTCCATTCGATTGTGTACGCCCCGTCTGCATCTACCGTATCAGATACCAAGATGTCAGATTCCAGATTCAAAGCGGGACGAACGCCGAGGTTACCGTAGTACGCGTCGTTGTAGTTCAACGCGCCATCGGAGTTGACGTGACGGGCGTAGTGCGAGTAGCCAGCGTCCGGAGTCCTTAACCACCAATACCAACCAGTAGTATCATTTGCCGGTTTACTGCTACTAAGCGTATTTGCGATAGCTTGTGCCGTAGCATAGCTTATCCTGTTTGCATCACTACTAAATGCCGCGAACAGGGTGCCTTCGGCGATACTATTTTCATTAGTAAGACCCACCTCAGTATTTGATAGCAGGAAAACCTTATCTGTGACACTTTCACTACCACCACCATCAGTGATCGTGTTTTTTGCTACAGTTAGTGTAGTATCTAAGATTTTACTCAATTCATCAGCGGTAAAATTATTTAAGAAACCTGCTATATCATTATACCCGGTCGGTTGTGACATGCCCGCATCAGCAGGTGTAGCATCGTGGTTATTAGTATTCGTTGTACCGTCAGCAATGTTTTGTGCTGCCCACCAGGTACTCGCCGCCCCACCGCTATTTAACCATTGCCGCAGGTTTGATGTGCGGTAACGGTTATTGCCATAACTTTGACGGTTAGAATCAGCATTACTTGGTTCCTTTGCATCAAAACCGCGTAAATCAATAATTTTATCAGTCAGCAGGGAAACCGAATTAGTAGGATAACCGTTGTGATTTTTGTCTATAATGCGCCAAATAATCGGTAATACAGTGCTGTTCTCAACTTTATAAGTGCCTAGCTTTATTTTAGCCCCAACATTAAGGCTTGTTATTGCCTTTGCCATTTAAACCGTCCTCCTTAAAGACACTTTGATAATATCCATTCATCTTTTTAATAAGACGGTAACAATTGCCATGACTAGCATGGCCCAACCAACTCTGGAAGCTGTGGTCAATAGCTTCCAGAGTAATTTTGCCCGTATCGTGCAACCCCTTAAACTTCTTTATTTTCCTTCTCATACGGTTCTTACTATTTTGCCTTAGTTTTCTTATTACCTTGCCAGTTTCAGTTAAGTAGGTATGAAAACCAAGAAAATCAACACCGTTACGCAAAGGGAAAATGTGTGTTTTATTATAGACAAAGCCCTAGCTTGTAACTTTCTTCGTTCTTCTTTTTCAGTATAATTTGCAGGGAATATTTCATTTGCTTCTAATAAGTTTTCGTAAACCGTTAATGTTTTATCTTGCAGTCGATTAACAAAAGTAAATCGTGCTTTCTTAGGAAACTTTTTACTGTCAGTGATATTAAAAGTATACCTTATTAGGTCTTTTGCTTTTATAAGTACGGTTAATTCGTTTTCTTTACCCTGATTATATTGTCGTGACATATAGCACCTTTAAGATATTGTAATAGTTGCTGCTTTTACGCTTAGCAAACTATCTCCGGCAGTTGCACTAGCATCAACCGGTGCAATATCACTTGTTTTGGTGCGTTTTTGATAGAAAGTAACTTTATTTGTTAAAAACCCTACATCATGCCCTTTCCAGGTTACTTCGCTGGTATCTGCCGTTGTAATTATTTTTCCTCCACTTACAGATGCGCCAGTTATACTTTGTATTTTGGTAGCATCGGCAAGAGTGTCCCACCAGTAACCGGCATCCATGTCTGTGGACAGACTTTCCAAGTCACGGGCTATGAGTAGGTCTAAAAAATCTAACTCCAATATCTTTACGTTTGAACCAACTTCGGTTTTAAACGTCGCATAATCGCTAAGATGCGACTCTACCGTTTTGTCCAGTTCATTGGTTTTGTTCTCGTTGTTGTTGAGTCGATCCGCGCTAATTCCGGGGGGTCCGCCGTCAACAAATGTGGTCTTGTCATAATCTCCTACAGCCAAAATTTTCTACCCCCTACTAATTTGATCCTGTCTTCTGATTGTCCAACTTTCGGTATTTGACTTCTGCCTGCTATACAGCACCCGGGCAATCATAATGCCACTGTTGGCAGTAATCGCAGCCTCAGCCCCCGCGAACCAGCCGATTTCCTCGCACTTAAAGTCGTTTGCCTCAGTGTCGGCCACATAAAGCTCAGTGTACAGCTTACCCGCCGTTGTCGGGTCGTTGTTTTGGTTCGTGACTATCTTACGGAACTGTTCTGCCACCAACTGCTCTTGATCGTTCGCCGGGGCCGTGCTGTCGTTGCCAAGGCTAACGTATTTAATTTCACCGTCGGTAATTGCGCCGCTTAAAAGGTCACGAAACATATTCAAGCCCGCATCTGTTATCAGATTAGGCTTGATTTCTTCTTTCCAGAGCTCGTTTCCGACTTGATCTTGGGCGATTACTTCCCACTTGCCAATCCAACCAATTAATGCTTTTTCCAAGGTTATCCCTCCCTACATTGGATACAGTCCGTCAGCAGGATAGAGATCATCCGCCGGGACTAAACTATATTGTGTTACATCCATATCCTCTGTCCATAATGCCTGCTCTTCTAGTGGTATCGGTGCTACTGCTTCCGTGCTTTCAGTCCAGTTAGCTTGTTCAGACACTGATACCGCCGACACTCTCTGTGATGCCTCCGACCAGTTCACCTGCTCCGTCACTGCAACCGGAGGTGGCAGTTCGGCAACCTCTGACCAACCCCAGCCTTCGGACGGGGCAATGTATTTAAGCACTGGCCCTTCGTCGTCTTGATAGACCGATTTTTCGAGCTTGGCAAGCCTAGCATTTAGGTCTTTTAGCACGCTTGGAAGATCACGCGCCGGTGATTCCAAGGTTAGCTTTATATCCACCCGAGACTGCCCCGGGATGCTGTCGTATGTCGCTTCAGATACCTGTAAATACTCGCTGATATTTAGGCTCGGTATATCTACCAGCACCAGTTGCCCGGGCCGGTATGAGCCAGAAAACGGCTCTATAGTCCCGCGCGTAACCGGTCTGCTGTACTTGGCTAAGTGACGCAGGCCCATGTCCAGTGCCGTGGCTTGGTCGTCGGTATCGACGGTTAGGATGTCGTCAAAAAATCCATAATCAGTTTGCGATTCAGCGTCTTCCAGAACTATCTTAATGGGGTACTCATACCTGTAGGTGATTGTCCCGGTGCCGCTAGTGCAAAGGTCAGGAACCAAAAGTTTTTCATTGGCATTCAACAAGAAATCATAAACCCCTGATTCTGCTATGTTTTGGATGCCTATCGTTTTGGCTGCTCCTCCGATAACCACAACCACGCTTTCCCCATCAGGCGCCCTTGGTGTGTAGTTTAGCGGTATCGGGTCGGTGCCGACTGTGATAGCCTGGTCATAAGGGTCTGATAGGGCTTTACCGCCGCGAACAATTAGCCGGTTGACCAGCTTGCTACTGTCAGGTGTAAAGTTAGCCGTACCGCGCTTGTAATTAGCAGGTGACTCGGTTATCGGGTATTTACTTATCCGGTCCTCTGGCTTGAAAAAGTTTGCTGTGAGCATAATCATTGTTTACCACCGCCTAACATGGGTACAACGTTTCTGAGGGGTAAAGTGTTTCCGATGGCACTGAGCAAGTTGTAAATTTATGCGTAACTTCTTCCGCCCACCCTGATCCTTCCATCCATTGCGCCGGAGCTACAAGTTCAACCAGTTCGGACCAGCCAGCAGGTTCCCCTTCCGGTATTTCTTCCGGGAGCTTGGCGTTGATGTGCCATTCGTAACCGGCAATACTAGCCAGTTTTTCGATGGCATCAAATAAGAAAATGTCGTTAAACTTGATGGTGATAACCTTGTCGCAGGTAGTCACGTCTGATGTATCCGCCCATGGCGCGTATTTCGCAAATAGATCTATTACGATGTCATAAATAGAGGTATCCACATAGCTCTCGGTGACAAGTATTTTCTGCGTCCGCGCGGTATAGTCCATGCCATCGATGCTGATATATCTTATTCTTCCATCTATTTTTTTGGGCGAATTTAAGATCCAACCCCTGAACACATTATCATCCTGCAAAATAAGCACGTCCGACCCCACCGGGAATGCGTCAACCAGTAACCCGGTGCTATCCGGTAACTCCAACGAAAAGGACCCTGCCCGACTGGTGCCCGATAGGGTCACACTACACTTGCTGTATACTTTTATTTCCTCCTGAGCCCCGCCTGGTGGAGTGATGTATATTTTTGTACCCATTACCAGGCACCACCTGTCGCCAGCCCGAATTGACGCGCTATGCGTTGACTTACCTTGTCCGCCAGGCGGTTTTCGTCGGCCGGACTTTGGATATTGTTACCGGTAACCAAAACGGATATACTCGGCGCAAGGGTGCTGCTATTATTCCCTGATATAGTATTAATTGCCCCTAATAGCGCGTTTGTCGTCGTTGGGAATAGTTGTGGAGGTGCAATACCACCACCGGCACTTTGTATGGCGCTTTTAACAGTATCAAACAGCATCTGCTGTGGTGCAACAATCTCCGGCGCAGTTCTGGGGTCCTCTCCGATCAGGGCCAGTGTTGGGCGGTCTACAACGCCACCATCAGCAAACATGCCGCCAATAATGCCGCCAATGGCACCAATGGCACCTCCAACGGGACCACCAATAGCACCTCCGATTACTGAACCTATACCGCCACCTATAATGCCGCCAACGATGTCGCCTCCGGAACTACCACCACCGCCACCACTACCACCACTTTCTTCCCAATCATCCAATGTCACTCCATAGTCACCGTTTCTTATTTTTCTTTGAATTTGTTCATGCCAACTAGACATGATCTCATCAGCCCTCTGTGTTGCCGCAGAAATAGCGTTCACAAAACCGTTAGCGGCTTCCTCGCCAATAGTTTTCATGCTATCTATAATAGGGTTAATACCAGTTTTAACTTTTTCCACCATATCAGCCATTGTCTGGTCTACGTCTGGACCCTTAGAGACAATACCTTTGAGATAACCAAGTATAGTATTTACGCCAAGTGTTGCCATTAACTGGGATGGCGAGTGCATAACTAGTAAATCCTTAAATACACCAGGAATGTGATCCTCGATCCAAGTTTTAAGGTTAGAGGCAAAAGTAGCGCCCATGTCCTTAATGCCATTCCAGAGACCATTTATGATATCTTTACCCCACTGCAACGCTTTGGCAGGAACAGCTTTAATATACTCCCAGATTTCTTCGAGCTTGTTTATTGTGTTGGTTTTTAGTTCTGCAGCCTTAGTTGCTACTGCGGTTTTGATGTTGTCCCAAGTGGTGGATATAAATTCTTTAATACTGTTCCAGACTGTGCTAGTTGTGGTTTTAATCCCTTCCCATACCGTAGAGATAATATTTTTTACAAAATCGAGAGCAGTGTTAAATATATTCTTCTCCGTATTCCACCAGTTGTCAAAGAACTGCTTGATGCCGTTCCAAATATCACTAGTGGTGTTTTTGATGCTGTTCCAAACTTTAGAGATAAGATTCTTAATAAAGTCAAGAGCTGCAGTAAATCCTTGT